CTCAGAGTTATGTACTCCGACAACCAGAGCATTTAAAGGGTCATGTCCATGACCTTCTTTTACTTCCCGATAATCATCGGGTAGCAAGTTAGAAGCTACACGTAGTGCAGCCTCTGTTGTTGCTGGGTGAATGTATTTACTCATTTAATGCGTGTTGTAATTTATCCAAGGTATCTTGCATCCAAGATTCCCACGGATTACCTAAGGGTAGTGTCATACCTTTATACATACGGTTCTTTTTTAACCACTGTATGTAAATACGTACTTCGTGTTCGGTAAGGGGGATGTTATACACGTTGATAGAAATTGTTATTGTAAACTCCTTCCCATGTTAACGTATGAACGTTAGCAGGAGAGGGGTGAGTTGATTTAATTATTATAGTAGCGTTTATATTTCTGTCATATACAGGTACTGTTCTTAATATATTATCTTCAAACACACCTGTAGAGTTAGCTAGATATTGGTTAGCTGGAGTTACTTCAAATAATTCTGTATAATCTGATCTACCTATTCTTTGTAGTGTAGTCTCATAAATACCTACAGGACCAAATCCAAGTTTAACTCTATGTAATATAGTATTAGACCTTGTGTCAGCTCTATATCTTTCTCCTTCTCTAGTTACATAATAGATAGTAGGTATTGTAATAGACATAGTATATAGATAACCTATATAAAAATTTTGTCCTGTCCAATCTCCGGGTATCTCTACTTTACCACTATTATTAATTGATGCTTCTGCATAGTTACCTATAGCTACAGGAGGTGATACTCCCGGGTCATCTATATCATATACAGCTAGTTGTCCATTACCATTTAAACCAGTAGGTTTTGTAAATGTAGATACATTATTTGCAGAATCATAGGTAACTGTTGGATTAGTTGTACTACCAATAAGTTTTGGTATCTCCATTAAATAGTCTAAATGTACTCTGTTATCATTTAAAGTAACAGTATTACTGTCCATTCTTATAGAGAATTTTAGTAACTCACGCTGTGTACCATTTTGTATTACTACAAACAAAGCATCATCTTGCATACAATGATACTTAATAGTTCCCGGTAATGTCCATCTAAACCAAGAAGCTAGTTTTCTTTCTGTAATCTGGTCAAAATATCTGTAACCATACAAAGTACTTGTACCTTCTTCGCTAAATAATATAATAGAGTTTTCTCTAGAGTTACTAATTAAAGCTAGATCTTTCTCAAATAACGTAGATACAACTGCACTTTGTTCTATAACTTGTGGTTCACCTTCTCTCTGTACCTGTGCCATTTCAAAGAATCTAGAATGCTTACCAGCATTGTCTAAGAAACCAACCGTAGTACCAAGAGAAATAGGATTAGTTTTAAAGTTAAAATTATAAGTAGAAAGCGCGTTGATTTTAGCAGTTGTAGGACTAAATACATCACTATCAGTTGTTAACATAAACTGCTGGTTTTTAGAAAATAGTATTAAACCAGTGTTTACTTGTATACCGTCAAATAAAGTAGCTGGGTATTCAGAACTAGCACCTATATCTATAGGGTCACTTGCTACTAATTGTATGGCAGACTTATTAAAGAAATTAGTAAAGTCTCCCGGACGCGACATAACTATCTGTTCATCAGCTAATAATGCTAATCTGTTTCTAAAGAATAACATTTGGGTAATAGGTTTACCAATGAAAGAAGGTTCTGGGTTAGTTACATCATCACCTACTATAGCGTTGTCCCACTGTGGAACTGGGTAGCTCTTACCAGCAATAGTATAGTTACCACCTTTCTGTTCTGTAAGTCTAAAATTACCGTCAGCAGTTCTGATAAGAATTACTGGCATAGTAGTTTCGTCGAATGCTATAGCTCTGCCCGGCTTAGCACACTCTTCCCATGTACCTTCACCATCTTTACCATTGTTACCAAAGAATTTAACAAAATGGTTATCTTCTTCAGCCTCGCTATTAACAACCTCTACAACCATCCCATCCTTACACTGAGAGGGCAAATCAGCTACATCGTTAACTTTACCAGCAACAACGTTTAACAGCTCTCCTACGGGCGTAGAGGCGTTGAATACGCCAGTTCTTTTTACATGTAGTCCTGTACCAATCTGAGTAACAGTAAATCCATTACCTGAATTAGTATTATTTCCAGTAATTTCTGCTCTTATATCACCAAGAATACTCTCAGCAGTAATAGTTGTTTCTGTATCAAATGGGGTAGGCTGTGGTCTAACAAGAGCTAAGTTAGCTTGTACAATAGACTCACTAGATTCTAGTATTTCTATTTTGTAATAAGCATCTGCCATAAATACATGGAAATAATCTCCCTGTTTCCAACCTTCTCCACCATGTAATAAGTCATGTGTAGTTGTATATCTAGCTTGATATGTAGTTGTCTGACTACTACCAGAACCTTCTGTATAAGGTACTGACTGACCAGTTGTAGCTATACGAAAATATAAGTTCTTTCTATTCTGTTGACTGCCATTACCATCTTTGTCATATATATTAACTACTTCGCTGTAGTTTGTAACGGAGTGATTACCATTAGCTAATGTTCCTCCAGTAGCTCCCTCGTCAACTAAGGTTGTACCAGTGCTGACACTAAATATACGAGTAGCTACGTTAGGTGCGTAAGCATCTCTACCATCACCAGCTTGTGTACCACATCTAGCATTATTACCATCACCTCTAGTTTGGTGATCTCTCATATAATGATTACTATCACAGTAGTTGTTACTAGAGTTAACCATAGTAACTTTAATACGTGTAGCTGTGTGGACTGATTGAGTAGCAGTGTTATCAAATATATTTACTGCGTACTGTTTTGCGTAAGATAGTGATTTTAGTTCAATAAATACTTCTTTTAAATAATCTCCTTCAGGTTCTAAATCAGCAGTGCCTCTTTTCATATCTGGAATAACATTTCTGTTACTTATATATGTAAAATCATTAAGAGTCAGAGTCTGAATCATATCATTAGCACTGTGCTTTAGATATTTAGTGCCTGTAGTATCATCATCATATGTATATAAATTATTTGATGGTCTTGTAACAGTATCATCTACTACATTTCTGGGGTCACCAGTCAGGCAATCCCACATCTTAACAGTACCATCTCTTTGTATTTGTCCTACATACTGTTCAGTTTCATCTCTGTAGTAGTGGAACCATTTACCTAAATCTGTAGAACCAACCAAAGTTTTCACAAACTTACCAGCCGGTCTCTTTAGTAATCCCTGTGTAACATCAGGAATTGCATTTAGCATGTCTTTTACCTGACCGGGAATCTTTTGTTCGTCAGGCTGTTGTGATATACCAGCATTCAGACTATGTATAGTTTGTGTAACGTTTGCCATTATCTAATAAGTGCTTTGTATGGTTGATAAGCTCTATAGTTGGTCTGCTGTGGGAAGCCCATAAAGTTATGGTCACCCTGTTCTGTTTCAAATTCCATAGCGTTAGCTCTAGCTTGTTGTTCTTCTAACTGAAGTAACTTAACTAGATCACCATTAGAAACAAGTTGTGTAGCAGCACGCATAGATGCTCTTGCAATTATGTATCTCTGTATAGCTGGAGGTACATCTGTGAATGGATATAGTGTAACAATGTCAAAGTAATATTCCCCGGTAAATACATCTGTTTGATTTATTGTGTCGAATAATTTACCATTTTTCTTTACAACATTAGTTGCTCTGTCAATCTGACCGTCACTAATATCATAGAGTATTGCATTAACAGGTACAACATAGTTACCTTGAGCATCAGGTTTTTTCTTTACTCTGTGTTGTGTGTTAAAAGTCCATCCTATAGTTTGGACATCTTTGTTTACTTCAGCAAGTAGGTTAACTACAAATGCTATCTCTGGATTTTGTAGTGCATTACCTGTGATGTTAGTAACAGGAGATTGACCAATGCTACCCAAGATAGAGTTCACTGCGGATAGTTCGGTATCGGTGCTTATTTGAATAGCCATAAAAAAAAGGGAGCCGAAGCTCCCGTATAAAGTGTATAAAATCTTAACCGTTTTCTGGATAAGTTCCGCCAAACTTAGCTGGTGCTGTAGCTCCAACATATAGTTCAACTGCTGCTGCTGGGTTTAGGAAATCTGCACCCATAGCTAGTCTTCCAAGGATTACGTCACCTTGGTAAACAACAGACACATCCCCTGAAGTTACTTGAACTTGAGGACCGATAGCTTCTACAACCCCTGCTGCTTCCTTCTGGAAAATTAATCCACAAGATTTAGCAAAGTCTGTGCTGTTACC